GCATCATTCGCTGATCTCTATACCAAGATCGATGCTGGTGTTGTTGTTGAAGAAACAACTGAAAATAATTTACAAGTTGAGGAGGGTTAATAACATGTCTTGGATAAAAACAGTTTCTGAGTATGTTTTTGGGAAAACTCCTATTGAAAGGTACAGTAAGAATCGTGAGGTGATTGAGATGGCAAATTATGTCCTCAAAACCCATGGCATGAATGGAAAGATGATGGAGAAATTAATTCAATATCGTTTTGGTATTATAGATGATGGGGAAATTCATGGATATGATGGTATTTGGAATGGTAGAAATGTTGAAATCAAAACTCAAAGAACAGGTAACAAAAGATCATCCAGCAAATTAAATTGCAAGGGAGATTTCAGTGATCATCGAGCATATAGTGAATTAAAATCTGAAAAATATCTCAGAGACCGTCCAATATTAATTTCTGCTGGAATAGATTCTGAAAACGCAAAATGTATCTACGTTGTAAAAACAGATTTCGAAAAAATACCAACGAACTCTAAAATGTTTGAAATGCTCTCAGCAAGAGCACCAAGAATAAACTTTAATCATTTCAAGAATTTCGTTGATTCATATGAAGTGATGTATAAAAATGATGAACTTTTGGAAAAGGCGATTCATAATCACAAAATTAATTTTGATCTTGGAGTGTATTTAAGTGAAGGATATAGTGAAGATGAGAAAAATATATTGAGGGAAATATATTCTCCAGAATCATTTTGTCTCAAACCATCATCATTAGAAAGTTTTTTTTAAAACTTGACTAAATACCCTGTTGCATTTAGAATTATATACTTGAACTTTATTATGGAGATAAGATGGAACTAACGATTGAGTTAAGCGAGCTTCGCAAAAAGAAAATCTTTATTGCCACCCCAATGTATGGTGGGCAATGTCATGGTATGTATACGAAGTCCACTGCTGACTTAGCAAAAGTCAGTCAGCATTACGAGATAGATACCAAATTCTTCTACCTATTCAACGAGTCACTCATCACTAGGGCAAGAAACTATTGCGCTGATGAGTTCATGCGTTCAGACTACACACACCTGATGTTTATTGATAGTGACATTGGATTCGATGCTAATGATGTGTTGAGTCTTGCTGCTATGATGGACGAGAATGATCCTGATGGTAAAAAGATTATGTGTGGACCATATCCCAAAAAGACTATCGCTTGGGAAAAGATTAAGCAGGCAGTTGATCGTGGATTCGCTGATGAAAACCCTGGCAACCTTGAGAAGTATGTTGGCGACTATGTTTTCAACCCTGCCGACGGACAGTCTGAGGTGCGCATCGATGAACCAGTCAAAGTGTTAGAAGGTGGCACTGGGTTTATGATGATTACGAAGGATGCCTTTACTAAGTTCACTGAGACATATCCTGACTATTCATACAAACCTGATCATGTACGAACGAAACACTTTGACGGATCTCGTGAGATTATGATGTACTTTCAAGCACTGATTGATCCAAAGACCAAACGTTATCTGTCAGAAGATTATATGTTCTGTCAGTGGATGCGTGAGTGTGGTGTTGATACTTGGTTGTGTCCTTGGATGAAACTAATGCATACAGGTTCGTACACCTTTGGTGGTTCCTTATCAGATCTCGCAGCGGTTGGTGCTACTGCCACCGCAGATCCTAACCAAATTAAGAATAGCAAATCATGAGTTACAAATACGATGAAGATAAGTTAGTCCAACAATTGATGGACTATATTGATGACACCTATGATCAACACTACAGTCGAAACAAGTTCCAAGCATCGGAGTTTATCTTCGACAGTGGTCATGGTGTAGGTTTTACTTTGGGTAACATTATGAAGTATGCTCAAAGGTATGGTAAGAAGGGCACGCCATCAGAAGCAAGAAAAGACTTAATGAAAATCTTGCATTATGGTATCATGGCATTATATAATCATGACATTCAAAATGGAGTAGATAATGAAAATCAGTGAAAAAACTTTTGATGTATTGAAAAACTTTTCGACGATCAATCCATCCATCAGAGTCAAAGCAGGTAATGTGTTGAGCACAGTATCAGAGCAGAAGAATATTCTTGCTAAGGTAACTGTTGCCGAAGCATTTCCTAGAGACTTTGCTGTGTATGAGTTGAATCAATTACTTGGTCTTGCTAGTTTGTTTGAAGACGGTGAGTATGAGTTTGGAGAGTCTGCATTAGTTATCAAAGAAGGCAACAACTCTTCTCGATATACTTACACAGATCCTTCAATGGTAACTGCTCCACCAGAAAAACCACTTGATCTTCCATCACAAGAAGTCTCATTTAAACTTGAGTGGAACAATCTTAAGAAGATCATCAACGCAGCAAATCAGTTGGGACTGCCTGAGGTTGTAGTTCGTGGAGCAGAGGGCAACGTGACTTTGGTTGCAACTGACACTAAGAATCCAACTTCAAATGAGTTCTCTCAAGACTTGGGTATTTCTACTGACGCTGAGTTTGACTTTGTGTTCAAAGTTGAGAACTTCAAGTTTATGCAGCAAGATTATCAAGTGACAATCTCAAGTAAAGGTATCTCTCATTTCAAAGGTGAGGTTGTTGAATATTGGGTAGCAACTGAATCAGGAAGTAAGTATAATGGTTAATTTATCTGAAGATGTAGTGAAGGCAATGATCTCTATCATTGATATGAGTGCAAAAAGTGGTTCATTTTCTGGTCAAAACTTGAGTGTAGTTGGACAAGTAAGAGCAGAACTTGAAAAGGCACTTAAAGAAAAACCTGAAACAGAAGGATTTAGTAATGAGTAATGTTGTGATTCCTAGTGATGATGAAACAAAGAAACGTATCCGTGGTGCATTGGAAGAAATCTCTAACTCGATGACACGGATGGGTGCTGAGCGTGATCTAATCAAAAACATTCTACAGGATGTTGAGAATGACACTCAGGTGCCAAAGAAATATATCCGCAAGATGGCAACTATTTTTCACAAGCAAAATCTCAACGAAGTCAAAGCAGAGAACGACGACGTTGAAACATTGTACGAAACAGTTGTTTAATGTCTGCTGTAACTAAGTCTCGCCATCTTGCCAAGACTATCACATGGCGCATAACTGGCACAATCGACACGATGCTTATCGGTTGGTTGGTGACCGGTAGTCTGGAAGTCGGAGCAATGATTGGTGGGATTGAAGTTATAACAAAGATGATTCTATACTACACTCACGAACGAGTGTGGTACAAATACATAAAGTTTGGAGTGAAGAATGGACATGACAAGTAGAACGTTTGATCCACAGAAACCAACAGTCCAAATGTTGGGTCGGTGGCAACCGTGGCACGATGGACATACTGCTCTCTTTAAGCGATGCTTAGAAATAACAGGGCAGGTTTGTATTATGGTTCGTGACGTTGGTGGTGTAGTAGGACAGGACGCTGGTGGTGGTAGAACAGCGACTCAAGATGATAATCCGTTTGACTATGACACTGTTGTAGAAAATATCAAAAAGGGTTTATCAGAGCATGGCATCTACTATGGTCAACAATATATTGTAATGCTTGTGCCAAACATCGTTGATATTAGTTATGGTCGTGGTGTTGGGTATACATTCACCGAGCATGACTTAGGAAAAGATGTACACAACATCAGCGCAACTAAAATCAGAGCAAAGATGCGTGATGAGGGACAACTGTAATGTGGTATAGTCTTGTGTTATTAACAGCGGTGGGTGTTCAATCAATTGGAACTTACGACGATTATTTACGATGTCAGATTGCAGCGGAAGAATGGAAAAGTCAAAACGTTGCAGCAGGATGCGTTGAGCAAAAAGATCCAACTGAAGCATTTGCTGATATGGTAAATATAATGCAGCAACTTAGATAAGGAAAACAAATGGGTATAACAGCAACTAACAAGGCATTAGAAAGAATCAGTCAAGTTGATCCAGTTGTGTATAATATTCTAAAGAAATGTTGGGCAGAATCATTTGGAGAAGAAGTATCAACTGAAGAGATCAGAGGACGTTTGAGTCAGGTTGCTATATTGGAGTCTGATGACACTGACGTTGAGTTTGTGGTCAGCAGTATCAATATGGTTCTTGCTAATAGATGATTGATTTCTACACTGGTTTATGGTAGAATAGATGTATATTGTGATGGGAGTATATTATGCGAGAACAATTCTTATGGGTGGAGAAACATCGTCCTAAGAAAATTGATGAGACTATTCTTCCAGACAGTCTCAAAAAAACTTTTCAAAAATTTGTAGAAGAAGGCACTGTTCCAAATCTATTGTTGACTGGTAGTGCAGGTGTTGGAAAGACAACTGTTGCTAAAGCAATGTTAGACGAAATCGGTGCTGATTACATTATCATCAATGGTTCCGACGAGGGTCGATACATTGATACATTACACACCAAGATAAAGAACTTTGCTTCCTCGATGTCGCTTGCAGGTGGACGCAAGTATATTATTCTTGACGAAGCAGACTACATGAATGCGCAATCTATTCAACCAGCATTGCGAAACTTCATGGAGACTTATTCAGCGAACTGTGGGTTTATTCTAACTTGCAACTTTGTGAACAAGATTATCTCTCCGCTACACAGTCGATGTTCAGTGGTGGAGTTTCGTATTCCTAACGCACAGAAACCAAAGCTTGCAGGTCAGTTCTTCAAACGAGTGGAGAGCATTCTAAAGTCTGAAGGGATAGATTATGATCAGAAGGTAGTTGCCGAGATGATCACTAAACATTTCCCAGACAATCGTCGTATTCTAAACGAACTACAACGATACAGCGTGTCAGGTAAGATTGATGCAGGTGTGCTTGCCAATCAGGTTGATTCTGATATGAAGACGTTGATGTCAGGTATGAAGAACAAAGAGTTCTCTGTGGTTCGTAAGTGGGTTGCACAAAACGTAGACGGTGACATGTCTCCATTCTTTCGTAAGTTCTATGAAACAATCCATGAACATGTGAAACCTTCTAGCATTCCTCAGATTGTCGTCACTCTCGCTGACTATCAATACAAGTCTGCATTCGTTGCTGATCAAGAGATCAATACAATCGCAATGCTGACAGAGATAATGGTGGACGCTGAGTTTGAGTGATGTCAGAATCTAAAATAATTTTACTGACTGATGTACTTGAAACTCGAATCAGAAAAGAAAAAGAGTTAGAGTTCTATCAGCAAGAATTAGAAAAATTGCAACAGAAAATGATGTTTGTTAAAAAAGAAATTGACCTTACAAATTTGATTATTGATATCATTCAACAAGAATCTGTTGTTGATGTCAACAAAGGGTTATTGGAGGATAAAGATGAATCCCTTTGACTTTGTAGATGCGGTAACAAATACCAAGAAAGATCTAATGCGTGGCACTGCCAACGATGATCTAGCAGAGAAAGAATATAAACCATTTCTAACAAATCGTGCTTTGTCTTATCATCAGGACACAGTGTACTTTGCCAACGAGATGAATCGTTTTCATCATCTGGACAATATCCTACAGTTTGATTTTTTACTAAATATTGTCAGACCCAAAAAGAGATACGCAAAATGGGCGAAAAAAGATGATGACGCTGACTTGTTGATAGTTAAAGAATTTTATGGATACAACGACACTAAAGCACGCCAAGCACTCAGCATCCTTTCCCCTGCGCAATTAGAAACAATAAGAAAAACGCTAATGAAGGGTGGCAGAGATGATAGAAAACATGGTTGAGGTCAAACTCAATAACGAGGATGACTTCTTAAAGATTAGAGAAACGTTGACTAGAATTGGTGTAGCATCTAAAAAGAACAAAACAATATACCAGTCATGTCATATCTTGCATAAGCAAGGAAAGTATTACATCGTGCATTTCAAAGAGTTATTTGCACTAGACGGTAAACCTTCCAACTTTGCTGAAGAAGATATGGGTCGACGTAATACAGTTGCGAATTTGTTAGCAGAATGGGGTCTTGTTACTCTGGTTGATGCAAACAAGAGTAAAGAACCTGTGGCACCTTTGTCACAAATTAAAGTGTTACCATTCAAAGAAAAGAATGATTGGGAATTGGTGGCAAAATATAATTTAGGGAAAAAGAGATAATATATTGTGGAATTACCATATTGGTTATTTGAAGATGCAGTTCCGAGTGAAGTCTGTGATATCATAATTAAAGATGGAATGGATTTACCCCCATACGACGAAGCTTCTGATTTTTATTATACCAGCGAAAATCTTTCTACAGAAAGAGTTTGTTTTTTAAGTGATCGTTGGATAAATGGTATCATTAGACATCATGTCGACATGGCGAATTTACAAAGTTATAAGTTTGATATCACTTATGATTTTCAAGAAAAAATGCAGTTTATTGTGTATGGAGAGCAGGGATTTTTTGGATGGCATCATGATGTATTACCGCCAGAACCATCTCCAATTTATCCAAGAAAATTAACTTCAATTTTAATGTTAAGTGATACAAATGATTTTGAAGGTGGAGAACTTGAACTGTTTACACATAATGATACAGATGGACAGATTTATGGACAAGCGATTGAAAACTTCAACAAAGGATCTCTAATCGTTTTCCCTGCAGCATCTTATCATAGAGTTAGAAATATAACTAAAGGTAAAAGAATTACATTGGTACACTGGACACATGGTCCAAAATTAAAGTAAGGAGTGATATGACACATTTTGAAATGGTTCGTGAATTTATGAATGCTTTTGGGCAAGAGGTTAAAACTAAAACTGAAATGCCTGACAAAGAAACTCAAGTTCTTCGATATGCTTTGATCCACGAAGAACTCAACGAATTTGTTGACGCAATGAAGAAGGAAGACTTGGTAGAAGTCGCCGATGCGTTGACAGATCTTCTCTATGTTGTCTATGGTGCTGGACATGCGTTCGGTATTGATCTTGACAAAACATTTGCTGAAGTCCAACGTTCAAATATGAGCAAACTGGGTGAGGATGGCAAACCCATTTATAGAGATGATGGTAAGGTCTTAAAAGGACCAAATTTTTCTGAACCGCAACTTAAAGAATGTTTGAATTTAGGAGATTAACATGACTATGATGGATATGATGCTACTTGGAGTTCTATTGGTTGTCGCATTGTGGGTTATTATCACCATTTGGAAAGATATGAGACCGCAAGAGACTGCAGTTGAAAAAGAACTCAGAGAAAATGCTGAACGTATTTTGAATGAGGAAGAAAAGTTCGAGAAGGATATTCCTCCTGCTTGGCCGTTTCCAACAGCGCACGAGAAGATGCAAGAAACTTCTCCAGTGAAACCAAAGCGAGCTAAGGATGAGAATGGCAAGTTCATAGCAGACGATCCTTCTACGCCAGAGAATGAGGCATGGGAAGGTGGCAAAGCACCTGCTAAACCAAAGGCGAAGCGTAAACCAAAGGCAACAACTAAAAAGGCAACAACTACCAAGAAGTCTACCACGCCAAAGAAACGCAAACCAAAAGTCACTGAAAAGGCGAAACAAAATCCTTGACTTTACCTCTGAAAAGAGGTAAAATGGAATAAATAGAGCGGAGTTTTTTGTGAGTGAACTTGGCAACAGAATCACTCACTATCACACATACACACAAAGGAAAATAAATGAAGACGCTAAGGAGGGTAGCACTTAAATTTATTGTATTACAAGCAGCACGAGCAAAAGCAAGAATCCGAAATTGGAAAAATGGTGGGTATTGGGCATGAAAAAATTAATGTCCAAACTAAGCATTGCATTTGAGAGATGGTTTGAAAGTAATGAAAAAAGGGCACTCGAAGATTATCTGTCAAAATCGCAAAACATTTCAGATCTTGAAACACGAATGAGAAATTGGCAATATGCCAGTACAAGCAGAAGAAACTTTCTGCCTTACTAACTATATTATTAACACACATCACACAGGAGGTATATCGTGGCAAATAAAAATCCATTCGAAATTCGTTTTGACGTTCTAGCAATGGCAAAAGAAATGCTAGATAAACAATACGACATGGCGCAAGCAAATTACTATAACTTTCTTGAGCAAGTGAAAGACAGTCAGAAAACTTTTGAGGATGTTGAGCAGTATGTTCCCAAAATGTATCAACCACAAGAAGTTATGGAGAAGGCAGAAG